TTTTTTTAGTTAAACAAAAAAAGGGATGGGATAAGACACCCATCCCCTTTATATTAAATGAACAGTTTATTAAGCTGTGTAATAAACAATCTCTCCACCAAATCCGTACTGGATACCAGCAGTAAAACGAGCAATTACTCTTACGTTCTGAGAACCATCAAGGTCAGCCATATCTAAAACTTTTACTTGGTTCAAGTCAGATAATACACCTGTACCGAAGTATAAGTTAGAAGTCTGTGCAGCTACCATTTTGTTGTCTGCAAGACCGTTAGCCATAAAGATAGAGATTCCATCGAAAGATAAAGCTCCGTTGTCATACCATTGAGTACCTTTGTTGTCAGTACCAGCGTTTGATGTTGCAGCAACATTAAATCCGCCTAATGCACGAACGTATGCTTTCATTACGTTTTTAGAAACGTATAATTTAAGGTCTTCTTTACCGTAGATAGCAGAAGGAATAGCGTCTACTACTTTACCCATCTCTTCGATTACGTTTCCAGCAGTAATAGCAGTTCCAGTTACATCGATAACATTGTTATCATCAGCAAATAAAGTTGTGAAACCATCAATAGTTGAATCATCAGTAGGGCTAGATTTAGCTCCAGCCCAAATCATAGCTTCTGTTTCTTCAGCTACTTTAGCAGCAACGTGAGCTACTAGGTAGTCAGCGAAAGATGGAGGTAAGCTATCGAATGCAGAATACCCCATAGAGATAGCATCCCAGTCAGAACGAAAATCATCTTTACAAAGCTGTAAGTTAACTTGGAAAGTTTCTGGCTCAAGGATTCTTTCATCAAGAGTTACAGAAGAACTGTCAGTAAAGTCACAAGTGTCGCCAGCAATCAAAGAACCTGTAGCAAGTGATTTGATAACAGCTTTAAATTTAACATTTGGTTTAACGCTTACACCACCGTTTTCAATAGTGTTAGCAGATAATAATGCAGCAGAGATAAAGCCTTGCAATTTCTCACCAGCATAAGTTGTAGTAATAGTTGTGTTTGTTGCCATTTTTATTAAAATAATTAATTATTAAACATTTTGTTGAATACTCTGTCTTTAGTAGTCATTGGTCTGTTTCCGCCAATAACAAATCTAGCTTTACTTTCTACGCCAGACTCAGGAGAATGAGAGATTTCTTCAGCCTCTTCTGATAAATCAACATCAGAACTCAATTCTGCTGGTACTTCTTTTTGGTATTCTTCTTCTTTTTTTACAAGACTCTCAATAACATCCATAAACTCTTGTTTCATCTTGGATAAGTCTTCTTTAGTTGCGTATTCTGGAGCAGCAGCTTCTTCTACCACTTCTTCCTCTACGACTTCTTCTTCAGCTAATTCAGTAGTTTCTTCTACTACTTCCTCGCTAACTTCTTCTTGAGCTTCTAACTCAACGTTCTCTACTACTTCTTCAGAAGACAATTCCTCTTTGACTTCTTCGATAGGAGTCTCAGAAACTTCCGCTTCAGTAGAAAGAAAAACATTTTGTAGCTTTTCTAAAATTTCTGTAGCTTTCATAAATTAAAGGTTTTTTATATTAGTATAACAATTAAATTAAAGTTTATTTCATTTTTATCTAGTCATCGTCGTCATCAGAATCTGGTATACCAGTAATAACTCCTATGCCTTGTTTCCAGTAGTCAGCCGCATTGCAATCTTTGCAACAGCTTATGCAGTATGTATTTTTACATTTACAGTATTTAGCTCTCATATTATGCTGATTGAGTTTTTTGTATAAAATAGATTATATCCCATATCTTAGCAGTACCGCCATGAGATTGTATTTTTATTTGAACTCCATTAGAAACAAAATCTGAGTCTGTATAGTATTGCATAACTTGATGAACACCTTGCTCGACATTGTTTCCTTTGTAGAATTGTTGAACCATGTGGACTCTTCCTATTTCACCAGAACCAACAAGAACTATATCTAGGTGAGTATGATTTGTATTAGCTGCACTAGCCTTAAACACAACAGTTGTTATGAAAACGTCATTCTCATTTGTAGAAATCAACTTCTGAGTGTTTGCATCGTAATAATTAGCACCATCGCTATTTACTATATTACCAGCATTGTTAGGCAATACAACTTGTACTTGGTCTACTAGGTTAAGTTTGTTATCAGAATCGTACTGAGTATCATCAATACGCATCCACCCTAACCCTAAAGAACCAGCACTTTGCGGATACACTCTTACATTCTCTCCAGAGTGCCCCATATAAAGACCACTATCAGTCCTAACTAAAGAACCATTTTCTATATTAGAATTAGATAACTGACTATCGGTCATATTATCTGTCTTTACCTTGTAAGAAGTGTTAAATACCTGACCCATATTACTTGTCTATTTGTTTAAGTTTACTAATAGCCCAGTTGACTCCAGCAGAACCTCCCCAAGCATCCCACATAAGACCACCACATCCCTCAGAATAAGGTACGTCTTTGTGTTGTTGGTGTCTCTTAAACGATGCCATTCTTGCAATCGTAGAGCGGCTCAAACTAGCGCCTCTAGCTAGTTGCGAGGCTCTTGTCCAGCCCACACTTGTTCCGCAAGAACTACCATTTTCTTTTTTCCATTTTAAGGCTCTTTTAGCGTTGTTTCTAGCAGCCTTTGGATAATCGCTATAGGTTTCTAGTTCAACCTCGTTAGAAGCGCTTAAAATCTCTTGTATCTCGTATATCTTAGCTAGGTCTTCTGCTGACAACTCTTCCTCTACACTTTCTTGTGGTCTATCAGATTTCTTGTCACTAAAGAACCCCTCAATACTAAAGCCTTTTACCTTTTCAGTCTTAATAAACTCTTCCCATATCTCATCGTTATTTACTTTAACCGATACCATCCAAGTTCCTACAGGCATATTAAGATTGTATTTACGAGACTTGTCTTGTACTTCGTCTTCTATTATCCAAGACTCTACAACAGATAAGCCACCTAGCTCTACTTCGTGTTCTAAGGTTGAGTTGTTTTGCTTACCCCTTGATAGAAAAAGCTGTGAAGCTTTTCTTACAGTTTCTTCAGAGAAGTGAATGTAATATTCTTGCTCTCCGTTTCTTCTGTATATTTTCTTGTTAGGAATCAATGCAGCACCCATAAGAATACGTTTCTCTGCATTTACTTCGGCTAGCTTTACTTCTTGTGATTTAAGCGCTATAAAGTCTTCCTCTATAGCTGGATTCTCAACAATGGAAATGGCTTCTATACCACCCCATTCATTTTCCTCGTCTATGAATAATTCAAATATGTCTAAGTTTTCCATAATATTATAACAATTAACTTTGTTTTTATTTCTAATTTCCTATAGAAGCTTGTGTCTGTATAGTGTGGTCTAGTTGCTGCTGTGATGTCATTTGACTTGATACAACGTATGCCTGTATTGGTTGTTGGCTAAACTGAGCGCCTACACCTTGAGCTAATTGATTAACACCTGTAGAACCTACTAGGTTAAAGTCAAATTCTCTTGATGGAGCGCCTCCTCCAGTATCAGAGCCAGAAGGACCTCCTCCTTTAATTCCTTTTTGGTTAAGGCTAGTGGCTAATATACTAGCAATAGAAATACCAGCTCCAATCTTATTTTTTACAATTCTTGTTTTACCTAAAGCCATAGCCGTAGGGTCTCCGGCCATTGCTCTTGCAGAAGCGGCAACCAAAATGCTTTGATTGGCTGCGGTAGTATCAATTACAATTTTAGCTATTTTAGAACCCTTCTCAAGAACAAGAGCAGCCTTAGCTAGACCCTCATTCTCTCCAGCTATGCCCTTGAATACCTGACTAAGTCCACCCACCCAAGAAACGTACTCTAAATTAATTTGCTTCTTAGACTCTATCTTCATTCTTTCGAGCTCAATCTCTTGGTCCATTGTTTCTATGTCAAAAGCGTGCTGCATCTGCCTAAGCTCCATTTTTATTTGAAGTTCAGTAAAACTAGCTAATCTTAACTGCTCCTCTTTAGCGATTAAGGCTTCTTCAAACTCTTCCTCTCTTATAACTCCTACAGCGTCTTGTGCGGCAATTATGTTGTCGATATTTTCAGCGCCTACATCTGACTGAGGTCTGTTCAATCTACCTGTGCTTGTGTCTGTTCCTACAGAGCCAGCTCTTGTTCTAGCTAATTCTCCTCTGAGCTGAAGCATATCTTCATTAAACTTTCTAACCAACTCTAATTGTTGATTGAACCTTTTTGTAGCCTGTAAGTACTCTAAGGAAGTTAATGCTTCTTGATGCTCTTCTTCGGCTAATCTGATAGATTCGTTGTAATCTAATTTAGCTTTTGCCTTAGCTTCTTCTGTGGCATTTGAAGCCATAAAGTCTTTATACCTTAGTTCTTGTCTTCTTTTAAATGAATTAAGCCTTATTAACAAGTCCTGTTTTTCGTACTCTTGTTGCTTTTCAAGTAATTCAACTTGATTTATTTCCCTTAGTGAAAACTCCTTCTTATATTGAGCATTTATAAATTTTTCTAAATCAAGAAGCTGTCTTTTAAACATTCTATTTGAAGCTCCAGAACCTCCTTCAGTTTTCATTGTAAACAAATCCCCTATATTAGGAATCATGTCAATCAACTTGCTTATTTCTTCTTGCTGCTTACCTCTCTCTTTTGTTAGCTCCTTAACTTTATCAACCATAAAGTCCACACTTTTCTCTGCACTTAAAGCCATTTGCTCAACTCTATTCTCTCTACTTACAGCGCCTTCAAGAGCATCCTTATCTGCTTTAGCTCTAAGAGCTGTTGCTTCAGCTATTTTAGCGTTCAACTTAAAATTAGCCTCCTCTATCTCTAAAGTCTTTAATACAACCTCTCCGTACTTCTCTTCAACTAATGTTTGTATAGCTGTAGCCTTAGCCAAGTCTTCTAATCTTATTATCTTTTTTTCTATAGCTTGTACAGAGGCATCAGTCAATCTTCCGTTTTCATCTAACTGTACGTTTAAGTCCTTGTACTGACTGTTTATTCTTCTGACAGATTCCTTCGCTTCTTCTAAACCTAAAGTATTGTCTTCTTGTGCTCTTAACAATATTTTGAAGTTTGACGCAGCAGCAGCAATAGTTTCATTCATTGACTTAACATTCTTCTCAGCCTTGTTTGTTTGTGCGGAGAAGTAATCTATAGCAGCAATTACAGCTTGAAATGCAACTAATATACCAAGAGGACCCATTAATGCAGAACCCATAGCCTTAAGGGCAGCGCCAGCTCCACCAGCTTGTTTTGCCATAAAGGCAAAGTTAGATGCCAACTGTTGTAAGTTATTCGCAACACCTCGAATACCATAAGGAGCATCCGATACAACACGACCAAGTTCTAGTACAGATGCTGTAGCCCCACCAGAAGCGGCAGAAGCCCCTGACATAGCTTTACTTAGCTTATTAAAGTCGTTTGCGGCTACATTTATACTTCCGCTTGACTTAATCTTGCTGATATCAACTCCGAGCTGTTTAGCCGCCTGAGACGCTTGTTTTGCTGTTATTTTTATTTTATCAAAACCTTTTTCAAGCGACTTTAGCTCTACGTTGCCTTGCTTATCAACCTTTATTTTAATGTCTATGTTCTGTTCTGCCATTACTTACGTTTTAGTATATTTCTAAATTCTTTCCAGCTCTCTGGTCTTTTATATTTTCCTTTTGCTATGTCTATATCCTCATCTCCAATAAGGAAATCATTGGAGTTAAGTAAATCTATTAATTCTTTTAGTTTATCCATAATTAACTTAATGTAAATGTATATGTTGCACTTGGTTGACTCTCTTGTTCATCTAAAACTGCTGTTATGTAGACATCGTGACTACCAGCGCCAAAGTCAGCAACACCAAGTGTCATTTGAGCTGCATAAGCGTATGATTGCCAAAACGTGCCATCTACATAAACATTCCAACTTAAATTACTCATAAATCCTTCATCAGTAGACCCCTTAAATATAAATAATGAGTTTCCGTTATCTACTATAGGAATTATGCTTGGTTCGTTTATTGTGAAGCTAGAGTAAGCTATATCATTCATTAACTCTAAGTCTGCTTTACCAGTCGATAAATTAAGACTCAAAGAGTTCATTCTGTATCTTCTGTCATTAATCAGAATTACGTCATTCATTTTTAGTGTAGTAATTATAGGCATTGGCAAGTGAGCTGTTGCTTTAACTATCCTAGATTGCCTGTCGTATATCTGCAAAAGATATCTCTTATAGTATGTATTAAACAAGCTATTCTCATTAGAACCTTCTCCTTCCCATACATACCACTCATCGTATTCACTTCCGAAGTTTATGCTTTTTCCGTTAACTCCTATAGAGTTAGAAGGTCTTATGTAGTTAGGTGTTGTAGTGTAATTAGCTGTTATTAAATTACCATTCTTATCATACAAACCTCCATCGAATAAAACACTTACAGTATTACCATTGTAATCTGTGTATGTAGATGTATCCACTCTCGCTCCATAAAAAAGTATAGGCTTACCAAGTATTGGATTCTCTTCTCTATTTGCTATCCAACCCCACTCAGTAGGTAGTATGTAGTTTTCCTGAGCTTGGTCATTCATTCTCTCATACATCATCTTCTCAAATGGTAACTTAACAGTATATTTGCCACCATCAAACGCTAGTGGATTGTATATGTTGTTGTTTAAGTTGTTTAGCAATTCATAACCAAATTCATCTCCTGTAAGCTCTAGGGCTTCAACAGCAGCTATCGTCTTGTGTGGTTCAAACTTAAACTCTATAGAACTGTAAAGGTTATTCCTGTTAACTTCAACCTTATCTGTATCTACATATTTAGATATGTCCTGTCTCTGCCCATCAAAGTAGTACGAGTCTAAGCTTCTAACTCTTATCTTGCCGCTATACTCACTAAGTCCGTTATCTGGAACATAATAAGCTGCTAGATTAAACATCTTAAATATTCCTGTTAGGAAGTCTAATACTTTTATCTTAGGCATTTGAGATAGTGAAGAAACACCATCAACACCATCTGTAGAAAAAGAGTAAAAGTTTTCGTCATTGAACTCTAGTTCAGAGAAAGACTGAATATATAAATTAGGGTAGTTAGGTGAAAGATTCCACAAATTTGAATTTCCACGAAAATAACTACCAAAAACTCTTTCTATCTTAAAGTTCTTTATTTTAAAATCACTTATACCTCCTTGTGTTGATATTTTTATTTTTACATTATTAAACCCAAATTTTGTATTCATGTTGGAATTTTGATAAGAGTATGTTTCTCCAGATATATCTGGCTCAGTAGCTGGTATTGTCCAAGAAAAGTTACTATAGTTTCCAGATGTGTTAACTATCTGTTTAAATGCGTCTGTGTTGTTGTTTGCATCGTAAACTTCTATTGAATAATTACCAGAACCTAAAACATCAACGTCAAATGTTACTCTATGAGTTGTCACATTGTCTAAAATAATAAGTCCGCTTCTTTGCCTTATTCTAGTCCACATAATTTCGTCTTGAGTAATAGGAAAGTCTACCTCATTAAGAACATCGTTAAAAGGTAAGGTGTATTCTCCCCTATAGTCAAAAGGACTTAATCCAATACGCTCAAAATCAGACAAATTAATTAATTTAGAATCTAATTCTAACTGATTTCCGATATTGCCTTTCTCTCTATGAAGCAAAAGAGATAGTCTCTCATATTGCTCATTATTGTTGTTAAAGAAGTCGTCACTAAACTCAAACCCATATTTCTCCTGTATAGCTCTAATTATAAACTTAGACTTTATAGCTGGCTTTAGGTCTTTGTAATAAACACCTCTTGGCGATGTTGTTGCTGATGGGAATATGTTTCTACTATCAACCCTGTCTTTTGGATTAACACCATCATTACTGTCGTAAAAGTAGTACGAATCAGCACTAATCATAGGGAAAAAGAAATCTGGATTCCCATCTGAGTTCAATGTAGTCGTGTTTAATGTTTGATTGTATTCTTGAAAATCAAATCCATTAGTAAATCCATTTAAAGCTAGGGTGTCACTATAAATAAAGTTAAAGTTATCTAGTAACGTGCCTGACAAGTCCTTTAGCTCATCGTCACCAATCAAATCTTTTAGCTCAACGGTTTTACCGTAGAATATTAAACTGTAGCTGTAAGGCATCCCTTTCTTCATTGAAGAACCAGTTAGGGATACCCTTCCTTCTTTGTAGTCAGCTCCACCTATCTTAATAAAAGCTTTGTGCTTAATTCTTTGGTCAAAGCCACTTGATACGTCTGCATTATAAAAGTGAGAGAATAACTCATTATTTTTTTTAGATGCTGGGACTGTAAACTGTTGAGAGAACTCTGTGAATATTTTAGAGATATCTCTTACGTCTTTTATCTTATCAGTAACATTTATATCCTCAAAGTCAAATAAGTCTAACTGTACGTTCTCGTACTCTATGTATGGCTCTGATATTTCTCTTATTTCTACGTTAGAAACCCCAAAAGAATAGCTCCCTGTAGCAGTTACGCTATAGAATCCTATTGATGATGAGTTTGAGTTTGCAACAAACTCTATTGAATAGTTAGTGCTGTCCTCAGCTAGTGTTATGTCATTATCAGGGCTTGTTAAAGCTCCAGAAGATGCGCCTATAGACTCAGTAATTATGCTATCACCTCCCTCTGTTATTAATGTATCTCCGTTTTCAGCTAAAACTCCACTTAAAAAGTTATCAGAAAGTGATATGACATTCCCTGAGCTAGATAGGTCTGAATATATTGAGAATGTTACCCTGTACTTCTTTCCGTCTACGAAGTTTATTTGTTGATATATGCTTTCGCTGCTTCCAGAGGTTACAGCAACATTGGCTTGACCAATAACGTAAGATACCCCAGAAGTCTCAGTCCATTCAGTTGTTCCGTTTACAAAGTTACCATCAGTAACTAGGTTTTCTTCTCCTACAGAGGAATAAAACTGCTCAGACTTTTCTATGTATAATTGTACGTCTCTCCTCATTAAGTAATGTTTTGTATCTTATCAAAAGCAAATTCGCAATCTAGCTTATATTCAATTAGCTTTTCGTCTATTCTTGTTTTGAATTTAATGTCGCTGCTCTTTATGTTTACTGGAAGATTCTCTTCGTTGTAGTAAATCCAAACATCCTCACTAAGCATAATCTGTCTAAATACTTCGTTAAAAGACTCTGGATAAAATCCTGAGTTTATGGTTATAGATTCCTTGCCATGCTTAAATAAATTTTTATACTGATGTTCTGTACTTTCGTAACCTCCATTTACAATTGTATTTCTTCTAAATGACTTTGATTCTGTGTTCATAGATACGGAATTGTTCTTGAAGAACCACAATTTCTGAATAGCTCCAAATTTATTTATGAAGCTAAGAAGTATAGGTTCGTATTTACATTCGTATATATTTTCTACGTCAACCTTTATTACTTCATCATCTGTATCTATGTATATTGTGTCAAAGTCAAATAAACTGAAATCATTTTCGAATTGACTTAAGCATTGGCTTCCTTCAAATATACCTTCATCATTTAATACTCTGCTTTCAAAGTCGTGTGATAAAACTTCGGCACTAGTAACATAAGCTATTTGAGATATACTTGACACACTACTTGATATAGCTTTAGTGTGTACTAATTGTCCGTTAAGTTCGTATGTTACCTGTGTGGTCTTAGATGTGTCTACTGGTATGACAACTTCTGCATCATCTAACTTTAGTATTTTGTAATTACTCTGCAATAAACCACTATCGTTTTGTGGATTAGCGCCATCTTCAAAATATCCATATCCATAAAATCCTGTAAAGAACTCTGGGTCTCTGCTTATTTGAACCCCATCCACTATAATAGAGGGAAATACATCTATAAAATAATTAGTGCTTTCATATAAACTCGTATTTATATGGTTTATGAAAAAGTCCTTTGCATATTCTGATACATTAAAATATATAGAAGTAGAATCGTTTTTAGGGGCTGCTGATATTATTCTGTATGTTGGGCTAGTAGGTCTGTTAGAAAACCTAGTTCCGTTGTAAACATAAATATCTAATGAAGCAGATGAAACTACGTCAGTTCCTCCAACGCTAGTTGCCTCAAACATATAGGGGCTTCTTACGTTTATCTTTTTATCAGCGTCATAAACATCTTCTGTGTTTAAGGTAGACGTAGTAGTTGATGATGAGCCAGCAAAATTACCTGAAGTGGTTGCGGTTATAGATGTCACGCTTTCATCAAGAACACTTATAGAAACAGTATCAGTTCCATTGTATTCTACCTCAGTAGGGCCAAATACATTAGAAGCATTTAAATCTCTTACGATTGCGTTGTATATGTTCTCCGCAGTACCGTTAACAGTTGCGCTCCCCTCAAAAGTTCCTATTGAAGCTCCTACTGTGTCTGATATTAAAGATATCGACCTGTCGTTACTTGTAGCTATGTAAAGTATATTAGCTGTAGCCTTTTGAGCTGCTTGACTAAATGTTATGGCTATTTTTTGAAATCCCATTATTTTTTGTTTATTTCTTGATTCATTTCTTTTATTATCTCATCTATTGTTTGCTTAAACGCTTTTGTAATCTCTTCATCTATACTGTCTTCTATTGCGTAAAACGCCTTCTGTATAACTTTACTACCAGCCCATCCGCTTCTGTTAACTCTTCTAGCAATGGCAAATGCAGCCTTTTTATAACTTGTACTACTTAGACCTCCACTTTTAGGCTTTAGTCCTTTAAAACGCATCCATCTGGTAATACTCTGCACCATTTCAGGTGAAGGTCCTTTAGATGTATGCTTCTTTCCGTTAGATAAAGCTCCTAAGTATCTGTTAGCTGTGATTGAAACAGCGCTAGAAGATACTCCTGACTTCCTTATACTTTTTAACAAGTCTCTAGAAGCGACATTACCAGAAGCCTCTATACCGTTTTTTAACTCAACAATATAGTAATCGCCTATTTTTTCTAAGGCAGCTTTTATATTCGCTTCAAAACTCATTAACAATTACCTAGTCCACTAGACATACTTCCATCTTGGAACTTCTTAAGGGTTATACTTGTCTCCCATCCAGCAATCTCATTCTCAAACCTGTCTCTAAAAGGTGTTGCTGTTGCAGCATCCTCAATCCTAGAATACTTGTTGTCAACTAAATCTAGTTTTCTAAGCGCATTAATAAGCTCAGTAACTACTCTTAGTTGTGTGTTTAAGATATCCTGAGTGTTGTCGTTACCGTAAAAGTCATCTACACCTAAATTCTCATCAATAATGTCCACCACATCAGCAGCAATAACATTTAACCTGTAGTCAATAGTCTTCTCTTCTATGACTGCCTCTTCTAGCATTATGTGTAATAATGGGAATGTAGTATCCTTGTTGAGGTCTATGTCAGATATATCACCAAAGGTAATCTTATTGGTAAAACTATTCTCCTCTATTAGTTGTTTAAGTAAGTCTATTAATTCGTAAAAGTTCATATTATCTTTTCATTGATTTCTTAATAAGAGCATTCTCTACTCTATTCTTGTCTTTCTCATATTCTAGCATCATAAGGCACTTATGAAGACTGGTTTCTGTAACTTCATCAATTCTTCTGACATCTCCTTGAGCGAGCGTATGTATTGACTGATACCATCCCCACTTAGACGAGAAGTTGGCTTGGAGGCTTGTTGAGCTCCCTCCTTCAATGTTTCCTTCGCTAAATAGTCCAGAGTATAAGTCTGTAATTTTATCCCTAAACGATAAAAAAAAACCGTAGCTGATAAAGCTACATCTACAGGCATATCCTTCATTGCTTCTGAATACTTAGAACTGCCTCCGTAGTCCTCTATCAAATAGAAACCTCTACTCTCCTTAGCAACAGGTCTAAACAATACAGCCATAGCCTTGTGCATAGACTCCCACTTACCAATATAACTCTCTAAGTCAATATACTCACCAAATGATATGTCATCTAGCTTAGGTATAAATCCAAACTCTACAGTTCGCTCCCCACCTTCACCATCACTACCAACCATTTTAAACCTATTAATCAACTTATCTGTTGTTGTGTCAAATAAGTCGTTTATGTGTTGTATAGTGTCATCAAAATCAGATAGCTTAATCTTCTGCACATCACTAGCAGACATCTTACAAAATATCTGTAGTATCTTTAACTTAAGATACGTCTCATCTTCCTTATCCCACTTCTCCAATATCTTTAAATAATCCTGATACTGTCCTAGTGTTATCTGCCCCAAACTAAATGGTATCGTCAAATCTATTCTACTCATAGTATTATAACAATATTTTATAAATATCATTTTATCATAAATATTATCTATAGCTAACTAAGTATCAATACTTTTTCTCTATACACCCCAAATGAAAATAGTTGTTTATTGTTATAAGTATGTAACAGTTGCAAATCTGTCCAAGTTGCTAAACTTCTATAGACAATATAGTTGGTTCAGGTAAATTAAATCTCCTTAGAAATTGCACTACTTAATCCTTTGTTGTTTTCGCTGATGCCCAAGTAGTATTCAACCTAACGAGTATAACGCTAACCATTAGAATAGCAAACTAAATCTAAAATAACAAGATAAAAAATAGGGGGGCATCATATTAAACATAAACTTGTTTCCAAATATATTTCTGTAATCAATAAATCAACTTTGACCAAAAAGAGTTTTGACTATATCAACCCCATAATGTTAAACATACCCCAGAATATTAAACACCCCTCTATATTAAACGTGATTGAAATCATTGGAATGGATAACACAACCCACCATACCTTCAATTTACGTCAATTACACTAAAATACAGCCACATACAGCCAATATAAGGCTGTTTTAAGCGTGTTTACGCTGAGTTAGATAGTTGAGTATAGGTGTTAAGATATTAGGGCCTTAGAAGGGCTAAAAATCGGGCACAAATAACAAACAAATGTATATTTGAATCTCAGAAGCTTACAAAAATAATTGCATAAAAAAAGAGGGTAAAAAATACCCTCTAATTATTATTAATATGTATTAAAATTAGACTCTTAAGAGTACACTAATTTCGTCAAATATTTGTTTATAGGTGTGCACCTCTCTTAACTGTTTATAGCTGTTTAAATCACCTAATATTGCGTTAACTTCATAGCGACCAAAATACTTTTGTAAATTGTACATTTCTTTTGCTTTTGTTTCTGTTCTCATAATTATTTTATATTTAATCCTTTCAATATTTGTTTTAATGTATAGTTTTGTTCGCTATTTAAAATGTATTGTTCCTTAAATAAATCCAATACTGCAAACGTTTGGTATTGGTTTTTGTACCTCATGAAATTATCGTTTATAACATAATTAACCAAATTCTGTTCATTATCTAGTGTGTAGTTTATAAACGTTTTTTTGCTTTTTAATATATTTAATTTTTGTGATAATGTTGCCTTCATCATTTTATTAATTTATTGTTATTAAATTACCGTTCCACTCTTTGCTGTTAAGATACCAAACAAAATTCTTTTGGTATATATCAACATTTGGCAAACCGTTTAACCTTTCTTTTGTTGTGTTTGTGAAATATCCACAATTAGAAATTTTTATTTTATTTGT